ACATATGTTTTCATATATTCTTTCATGTAAGCAGCTTTTTCTTCTTTAGTTTGCATTGTATTATCTTGTTTTAAAAAAATGTGGCTCAGATTAAAAGTAACGCTGGTAGTCGTTAAATTCAAAATGAGCCGAATGTTTTATAATCTAGCACTACCAGATGCTATCAATAAATATACGAGAGACAGGTTATTTTGACAAGTCTTTAAAGTGTTTTTTATTTTTATTTAAAGAAAATTCGACTGGATGGTTTGACATATGAAACTGTTCACGTTCTAATAAATGTTTTCTAAATCCTAATTCTAATGGTTTACCTTTTAATGCTGATATTTTCCTATAATTCTGAATAGAACAATATTCTATAATATTGAATGTAAATTCTTCAATTGATGTAGACAATAATAGTGTTTGAAATTCAGTAGATGAATGTTTTAATTGTCTACAATCCATATAGTGATTTGCCCATCGCATGAATATATCTGACGAATAACCAATGTAAAATAATCCAGTAGGTAAATGTAGAATTTTATAAATTCCAGCTAACTTTATTTTTCTCATAAGTAAAAATCCCAAATCTAAAAGAAATGGGATTTAAAAACAAGTAACAAGATAAAACTAAACTTAAATAATAATCTAAATATAATTAAGACAAAAAACCCCAAAACTAAAAGTAATGGGATTTAAGTATATACTGTAAACTAAAGGTATTAATTAAATATTTTTACAAGTTTTGTTTTTAACAAATTTAACTTGTTTTCTCTGGATAGCATTACTGTATTTCGATACTGTTCCCAATCAATAGCATAATGTGTATCTAATACGCCTCCATTTAATTCTCTGATTAATAGATTTAATGCGTTAATAGAGTATAATGCATTATAGTCATGTTTTCTATGAACCATTACTGTAGATGGAAACTCAAAATCACCTACAACATTATATGTTACTAAATATTCAGGCGAATCTAAGGATTCAAGTAAGTATGCCTTTGAATAAATTTTATTAGCTCGTAAACTATTAGATATAAATTCTTCAGCTTCATCTGCTGTAGTTAAAAATGTACAGAATAACCTATTCATCATTTTTTAAACTTATCTAAAATAATTTCAAATATTTTTAGACCTGAATAACCTAAAAAGAATGCAACACCATATTGTGCGTCCATTGATATGGACATTAATTGCATTATTAATGGTGTTAAGTAATTTGCTGATAGAGTACCAGCTAGTACAGTTATAAATCCACGCGTAAATGAACGCGGTCTATTTGTTAGCGTATATATTATCGATCCTATGAATCCCACCACAAGAAGCGACATGTTTAACGCGAGTTTCTCTAATATTTCTACCATTACTTATTGGCTGATTCCTCAGGCACGCAATTAGGTACTACACGACCATCTTTATCTTTTACTCCAATCTGAACATATCCATCTTGACATGGTCCTTGTTCAAATTCTAAGTCTTCTCCGAATTGACCCGAATATGATGATGCAATTGAAACTCCTGTTTCTAATGCTTCGAATGCTTTCATATATTTTTCTGCTGCTCCCATTATTTGACGTAGTATGTTATGTTATTTTTCTTAATTTTTGTAACGTTTCTTAAAACGATTGTACGGTATCCAACAGAAGATATATCGTATAATACCATATATCCACGAGCTGAATAATTATATAATGCACCTCCAGATGGACCAGGTACTGAATACATATCTCTTACCATATTAGCGCCTAATAATTTTTCAGTATATATAGTAAATGGTTCAGAATAGGTTAAAACCATTCGTTTCATCTCGTTGAAAGATATCTCTCTACGAGCTGCTAATTGTTCAACCATTAATTGTGCGTATCCCATTATCTTCCTTGTCCTTTATATTTCTTAGGTTTCTGTTCCTTAGGTCCGTAATTTTTTTTAGCTTTACCCTTTGATTTTTTACCAAATGATATCTTACCAATACGTGCAGTTGTTTTAGCCATTGAATAAACCTAGTTCTTTTAGTTTAGATTCAGCCCAACGTTTACCAGCTAATCCACCCCATAACAAAAATGAGATAGTACCGCATGCTTTAGTATCGTTTTCATTATAGAACTCTTCAGCTCTAGACAAATAAGCATACATACGTTGAATTGTATCAACTGATATGTTACGTTTATTTGCTAATTGTTGTGCTCTAATTTTACCTACTGGTGTAGCACATCTATTATTTACAGCATTATTTAATTCAATACCACGTCTAGCATTATTCGATACTGCATCTGGGTAATCATTATATGTAGCTAATTCTATTTTAATATTTGTCTTATAACGCTTATCGCGGTTAGCATAAGCACTCATTAAACGATATACTGTTTTTGCAATTGGATTATTCATCTTCTAAACCGTCGTATAATGTGGATTCAAAATCATCTATTAATTCAAAATCTGAATATGAAGCTGGATCAGCTAATTCAGCTTTAATGCGTTCTTGTTCTAATACTCGCATCTGAATCAATTCATCAAAGAATTTTACTTTATTGTAATATCCTGATAATGGGTCTAACCTAGACATTAGTAAGGATATCTTTAAGTTGTTTAACTAACTTATCGTATTCTTCTTCATTATAAGTATCATTCATTGCTGATAATACATCAGATACTTGTTCGCCTGTTTCGCCTAATACTTCGGTTTCAGCTAATTGAGCTGATGCTTTAACTAATGAATGGCCGAACATTCCTTCGATCGATACACCTTTAAATTTACCTTCTTTAACGTCAGCCCATACCTCATCATTATCTACTCTAAAAACACCTGCCCAAGTACCAGGCTCTAATGCTAAATTATATATAGCTGATTTATCTTTTAATGTATCTTCTACAATCCATGATTGAACTAATGATACACCATCAGTCATGCCTGCATGCTCTAATGTAGTATTATTTGAATTATTTTTAGATAAATACAATTCAGCAGAACGCTGTACTGTTTGCTTAGGGAATGTTATAAAATATTCCTCACCAGCATCATCAAAACGTGAGATTAATTTATCAGGT